GAAGTCATAGATTTTGAAGATGTAGCTGAACAGGGCAATGATTGCCGCTATGCCCCCGGAAATGCCAACGAATGTCTGCCATGTAACTGTGATCTGCATTGGAATCACCCTCTTTCAAGGAGCTTGTCCCACAGTGGCTGGTCACAGATACCATCCGCTTCAAGCCCATAGTATGTTTTGGCTCTATTAACTGCTGCCTGAGTGACCGCACCGAAGTAGCCGTCAGCCTTGCCGCTGTTGAAGTTGCGGACATTCAAGTGGCACTGCAACAGTTTGACCGCTTCGTAATAATCGTCAGGAGCATACTTCAGCAGAGGTGGAGTCCAAGTGTGGTTCTCGCCCTTTGCTTCTGGCTCTGCCTTTGCTTCATCCTTCTGAGGATCACCGCTGTTGACGATGTGTCCGTCCACGACAACGACCCACGGCTTTTCCCAAATCTCGAGTGCCAAATCCCAATTGGGAGTGCCGTACCCGGCAATTGAGCGGTTCGATGTTTCATAAGTCCGTCTTCCAACGGAATCTGAAGTGTTGCCCTCAACTGTGGTTATTGTGTTGCCGTTGACATCGACAATTATGCCTGTGTGACTGTATTCTCCTGTCGCATAAGAAAAGAAAATCTGGTCACCAAGCCGTGGATTGCTTCTGTGAAAAGCGTTCGCCGCCTTGAAGTACCCGGCTGAGTACAAACAACCAGCCCCGGCACTCTGCTCTGGTTGGTAAAGCATCTGCCGACCACGTTCCGCACCGAAGCACTGAACGAACAGCCAGTCCACGAAAATGTCACACCAAGCATAGCCATTCTTTTTGCCGTTGTAGAAGTCTGCCACATTGTCCAGATCACGAGCGTACTTCGTCCAGTTGTTGCCGCCGCTGTTCTCGGTCGGATTGTCAAGATTTGCATTAGATGCCTTTTCGTGATAGCCGACTTCGGACTCAGCCAGATCGACAACTGCTTTTTTCGCTTCTTCAACTGTCATTTGCTGTCCCTCAGTAAATCGTCAATGAAGTCTTCGAGTTCGTCTCTTGTTATCATTGCGTTTCTCCTTATGTTTGGCGGTTGTAAGCGTGAACTGAGCCGCCGCAGTTTAAGCCTTGTATACAATTCGTGCTTTGACTGTGGTGTTGGAATAAGTTGCGTATACTCTCACCCAGTTTTCCGCAAAATTGAAAAATGTTGGGCGGTTGTCAGTGGATGAAATATGAACCAGAGATATTACGTTGTCCTTATTTCCATGAATTTGGTAGTCCGCATAATAATATCCTAAGTATTGCGAACCGCCCGTTGTTACCTGAAATTCTTCAAATGACAATGCTTTTTTAATCGTCCCTGATGCCATATTGAATGGCACTGGATGGTTATGCTTTGATGCCGAAGATTTGAAGAGGGATCGCAGCGTAATTAGAGTCGTAAGTTCCTCCAGACGCATTCATGCCCTTGCCGCCTTGAAACTGGATTCCAGATGTGGTCACCTTATAAAGCCTTAGTGTTTGGATTCTGATATCAGTAGGAGATTGGATAGTTAAAACCATCCTATCCGAGCCAACCATTGCCAGCTCAATCCTTCTTGCATCGTTATCACTCCAATGCTTTGCTACAACCGCTACCGCATCGTAATTAGACAGATCCAAGCTGAGCGTCTGCGCTGAGAATTCGTTATTCGGATTCGGATTTTCCCAAAGCAAAACCATATTCTTCTGAATTGTTCCTGTTGCCATACCGATTCGGCACGGCTGAGTGATTAGGACAGTTTCAAGGCAACGATAGCATCAAGCCCATAAGTGCCGTAATTTGAGATATACCCAGATGCTTCGATTACAACCGTATCACCCGCAGACAGATTTAACACTCGGAAGGAAGTGATGTTTCCACCCGCTGTTCCTTGCCATTCTCCGTTTAGTACGTTGTTAATCTTTAATGCGAAGTATGGTTTTGATGTATTGTTTGCCGCATTTGCCGTCATTAGAATCAGGTAAATGCCATCCTTCGCAATGTTGACATTCGTAGAGTTTTGAATATCACCCATATAGACAAGCTCAGTATTTAGTGCTATCGTCCCATTAGCCACAGGAGTCACCCCCTGTGAAATCACTCAGCCCCCTGATTGTCTCAGAGTGCCTCTGACCCCCTTTGCTGAGAGTCAGCGGAGAAGGCACAGGATTCAGCCCAGTGCGCTCCTCCTTTCGGTTGTAATAGTGTGGTGAACCCACACACACACACACACGAATTTTTCTTGTTCATGTTTTTATATACCTCTTCGCACAAGTTTACGCTTCGGTTTCAGGTTCAGGCTCAGGTCTGGGAATTCGGTCATCAACAATACTGTCCCGGACTCTGCCGCTCATGTCGGTGATATTGCACTGCACATAATCCGTATTCGGGTCTTTGCCGTAACCATACGCACCCAGGTAAGCGTGGTAGCTCTGCCGTGCATCGTTGAGCGTGTCCTTAACGACTACACCCTTCTCCCAAGTCGTGCCAGTGTGCTTGATCTGCTCCAGAAAGTATTTCTCTTCCATGTGATGATTCCCCCTTAATTATTTTTCTTTACCAAGACGATATTAACGATGGTTGCTGAGCTTGCGGTGCCATTCAGAATGAGGCTCCCGGCTGAGGTCGTCCAAGTCACGTCCGAAGTGATATAGCTCGGATTTCCCCACGTGATCTCTGCCACAACGTGATCCGCTGTGATCTTAGAATTACTCACGGTAGCGATATCACCAGTGGTAGCGGAAACTGCGATGTTCTGGAAATAAAGCGCACCACCAAGTTCTTCCCTCAAGCTGGGGGACAGTTTCTCATAGGTAATTGCACCGTCAGATATCTCCCCATCCCATGCTTCCGCAATAGCTGCACGGAGTTCTTCCACAGCCGCTTCATACTGCGCCGCGATCATACTGGTGTCCGCTGCCACGCTCTCCGTGACCAGACCGCAGACTTCCGGGTCGAGCCGCTCGTCCGTGATCAGGACGCTGGTCAGCTCCGTAGTGCCTGCCGGGATGCTGATCCGTGCAAGCGACAGCTGCCGCACCGTGCTGTTGTTGGTCAGGGCCGGCGCCACCGCTGTAGATGCGCTGGTTCCTGGCAGAATCTTGACCTCCGGCAGATCCGCGTAGTCCGTGGTCTTCCATTCCACAATCACCCGGTCGATCCGGTTCAGTGTGCCGGTGGCCTCCGCCGGATCAATGTCCAGAGTGATGGCAGCATCGAACCACCAGCAAACGCCGTTGTCATCCGCATCCGTGATCCAACCGATTCCCGGCGCTACCTGCACCTGCATGGAGCCGGCAACCACAGAAACCGCTGCATTGTTGCTCCCGGCGTACACGCCCTTGGTCCTTCCGTGCAGCCATCGCATGACCTCTTCCGCGCCCTGATATACATCGCTGTTATTAGGAAAACTGCTGATTTCAGCCATTCAATTTCATCTCCCCTAATGCGGTCAGAATTGGATCTCCAAGCTGAACCGCAGTTTGTTCTCCGGTAATGTCCAGGGTATAGGTTACCCCGGTGATCCGGGCATTGAACCGTACACCGAAGCGCACGGATGAGCATGTAACAATATCGCCGATGTTATAAAGGATCCCTAACTCAGACGCATCCACCACAACGCTGAAGCTTTTCCTGTTGATGTATTTGCCGATCTCCAGCTGCCCGAAGCAGTTTGCCCTCTTTCTGGCGGCCGCTTCGGACTCACCGTCTTCCTGGGTAATCGAGGAGTTCAGCCACAGTTCATAGCGATCGTCCCCGGTTGCGCTCCCGACTGTGGTCAGCATCTCTGTGTTGTCACGTTTCTTCCAGGCGATGTAAGCGACATTTTTGAACGTGGACGCATCCTCATTGATCACCAGTTTTGAGCACGTTCCCTGCTCTTCGGCAAACGTGACCGCATGAATCCCGGTGGTCAGGTCGTTCCCTTTGTAGATCTCGAACTCCCAGCTGAGCGTGGAAGGGTTCCAGTTCATTTTCCGGCCAAGTTCACCGTACTCCAAAACCGGAGTGATGGCGTCCAGAAGGCCGGAGCCGTAAATCACGCTTTCATCGGTGTCCTCTGTTTCAGGATCATCAGGCTGGAATTTCTCCGGCAGCCCCTTCACGGCAGCTGTGCTAATCCGTGTCAGGCCTCGCAGGTTATCATTAATTATGCCGTAGACCCCGGATTCAATGTTAATGATCCTTTTCTTTGCGGCTACAACCCGCCGGTTCAGCATGTACTCAGTCGTATAGCCGTTGACCGTGATCTTGTTCTCCACGGTATCGCACTTCACATTGACGATGATGTAGGTTGCGTTTCGCTCCGTGTCGAAAATGATGTAATCTTTTTTCAGCGCGTTAATGTTATAGTCATTTGCGGCAACCACAATCTGGATCTTCCCGGTTTCGTTGTAGCAGATGCTCATTTGAATTGAGATCGCATGAGATAGCTCATAACGCGTACTGAAATCAGCCGGATAGACTTCAAGGCTCATAACGCAATCCCCACAACCTCGGTCGCAAAGTCAATATTGACCTGCAGGTATTCCTTGCCGCTCGTGGCTTCCGGTTTGATGACATTGTCACCCACTGCCAGCCTGTAGAAGCTCGACCCCAGATCAAGAGCTCCCCTGCATTCGCCGTCCACGCTTGAGGTCACATAGGTCCGCTCGTGAGTAATCTGGACAACAACAGTCTCGCCGGCAACGAGCGTCTTGTTCAGCAGCAGATACTTGTTGGTCTTCGCGTCGATCAGCTTCGGGTCAACCACTTCGTCCAGGGCCTTGAAGGTCACCGTGAACGGGATCGGGACCTGACCTCCGTTGATGATGTTAATAAACAGCGCCGAGATCACTTCGCCAAACCGGTACGGCCTGTACACGTTCCAGGGAAACCGGAACCGCTTGGCTACGCCGTTCAGAGTCGCAGCTGCGCTGTCATCCTTCTGCCAGTAGGGGTAAGCCGCCAGGAGGCTGAACTGATAAGACGCGTTCTTTTCCCTTGCCTCAAAGGTCGGTGTCGTAGACGGCCTGACTTCAAGATAATAGTCGTCCGCATACAACCGCCCGGTCAGATCCGGCCGGACAATAGCAAGGAGCGTTTCTTTTTTCTTTGTCTGGTTTTCTCCTACAAACCGGCCGCTCATGTTCACGACCCGGCTCTGCACATTGCTGGACTGAATCGTGGACCCGACCTGGTTAATGCCCTGCGCTTCTGAGTGGGAGATCGTCAATGTGTCGATCCCCTCAGGCTTTTCCGGAAGGAATCCATACTTCCATTCAAAAATGATGCTGTCGCCGTTTTCGTTGACATACCGGAAGGTTTTCGGCAAGTTCGGGAAACTCATATTGCCCACCTCGCCTGCTCAAAATACGCAGCCGTCGCCGCAGCCAGTTGCACAGGGGTCTGCGGTACGCTTTCTATGCTTTGATTAATGACGATCGATCTGTCCGCATTTCCGGCTGCCAGCGGGATTGCCTGCAGCCGGTTGAGGTTGAAAGCCGTAGCATCGACCATGTTCTGAATCTGCTTAGTCAGTTTGGGGACATTGTCCTCAACACCGACAGCAATACCGGCCGGGATCCACTGGCCGACTTCATCCGCAAAAAGTCTGGAAGGACTTCCGATCTTCAGCGCAGATTTGGCCGACTCCAGCGCCTGACTTGCCAGAGACTTCAAGCTATTGAGCAAAG